CTTGTAGCCTAAATTGTAGAAACTTTTAAGTTGGTCTATGTCTTCGATTAACCAGTACATTGCGTAACCTTTATTTGTGTAAATATAAGAAGGCTCCTTTGTGGAGCCTAGTTATTTGTAAAATAGGAGATTTTAGTTATTTCATTATTCGTTTTAGAATTTCAAATAAGTCCTTAACATCTTCCTCTGGTAATCCTAACCAGTTAGATCTATCAAATATTTCAATACTTCCATCACTATATAATTCAAGTTTAAATGGATCTCCTGAGGATCCAAAATTGAATTTTCTAATAACTATAGGTTCACCATCTTCTCCATCGTCCTCAATAACTTCATTAAGAGCTTCACTTTGAACAGGAATATCTTCAGGTTTTCCAGTATATTTTTTCACATCAGAAATTTTAACCTCAAGTCGTCCATATGGGGGCCCAACAAATGGAGATAGGTTAGCTAAGGCAATTGTCATTGTATCATCAGGATAAATTCCCTGGATCATATAAATTTTTTCATTGTAAATAACAAAATCCCCAGCTTCAAATTTATCATCACTACCTATTAAGTCTATCTCTTCCCAAGCTTCAGATAATCCTGCTAGTTTTTGCATTCTACGAAACTCTTCACTTATAATTTGATTTGCCATGTTTGTAAAGTTAAAATATCTTGTTATAAATATACGAAAGATAATTTAAAATATCTAGTTATTTGTAAAATTGAGTGAATCTATCTCTAAAGTATTGTGTAAATCCTGGTAGGTTTTGGTCTTGTTCTGCTTTAATTACTATAGCTTTGTTTGTTTGATAAACTTGTTCTTTATCTCCTGTTAATACCCAATTTATTTGGAAGGGGATGTATAATTCAAACATTGTACTTCTATCTTGATTAACGTATTTTCTATAGTCTTCTAGAGATATTTCTAAAAATTTGGGTTCGTTACTTTTTTTAACAAAATATCTTTGAAATTCTCCTAGTTTATAGTCATTTTCGGTTATAACCGGGTAAGATTGTTTTGGGGGTGAAGGAACAGTAGAAACATTTAGATTTGTAGAAGTAGCATAAGCCCTAGGAAGGGAAAAAAAAGCAGCATCTGCAGCTAAGCTTCCTCCCTCACCAGTTTCTGCATCTTTTGTTTCAGTAAGAAAAGAAAGGGATTGAGTAATAGGTTGTAAAAGTAGAGAAGTGGGATCACTTGGGGTTTTTCCACTATATGCTTGCCCATTAGAGGTTAAATAATAATACCCTTTGTATTCTTGATCTGTTCCAAAAATTACAAATTCATTCCCCCGAGTATTTAAATTGGTCTTTATTTGAGATTTTGGGTAATACATTTTATTTATCTTCTAGACTAGGTGAATTTCTAGGACATTTATCCATACCTGGGGTTTTGTGTGCTAATACTTCTCTTAGCATTTGTATTAATTCTAGTTGTGGTAAAACATCAGCTTTTCCTCTTTGTGTAGAGCAATGAGAATAAACACCTGGTGCTGCTTTTATAGCTTTTTGGGATACATTTCTTCCAGCTCCTGTTGTTACTGTTTCATCTTCTGATGGTGGGAACATTTCATCAAAATTAAATTCCCATGCTACACCACTATATTCTTTATTATTTTTCCATTTTATAAATAAATTTTTTAATGCTTCTATCTGAGAAGGAGTGTATTTATGCATGTAATAATGTCCTCTATAAGGAGCAGGATTACCACATTTATCAACTATTTGTGCTACTTCATTTTCAGGTATTGGTTCATTGTAATCATTAATATATTGTCCTTTTTTATTTTTTGTTAAAAACCCATATGCTCCTATTTCTACAGAAAGACAATATTGGTCAACTCCTGCCCCACAATGGACAGACCAATATTTTTCAGGAAATACATATTCGGGTTCAAATTCTATCCCATCTTGAATAATATAATGGGTAGCTATAGGATAATCTGCTCTTTGAAAAGTTTTTTGAATTGTACCTTCTATAACCCATTTTTTACCTGCATTATTTCCTGCAGTATGGTGAAGCATTACCATAGTTTTTTTAGTTTCTGCAGGGATGTATATTAAATTGTTTTTATATATTGATTGAAGGGTAGGACCATTAACTTTTTCTAGAGGTATATTTCTAGTTAATGAAAATCTTGGTGCATCTTCAACCGCACCCGGAAGATCACCCCTTCCACCATCACTACCTCCTCCTGAGGTATTAATTATAGTAATAGGTGTAACAAATTCTCCAAATTTATATTCGGAAGTTTTGGGAATAGATACAGTAGATAATGAAGTTTCCCAACCAGTATTTGAAATACTGTGATTAACTTTGGTTATTACAAATTTTAATGACTCGGGATAATTAGAGGGTAAGAAATTATTGTTAATGTTTAATTTATTATAGATCTTTACACCAGATATTCCATCTAAAGTTAAATCAAAAGATAAGGGAATAAATCCAATTTCACTAGAAGGGATATTTGTTTCTCCATATCGACTATTGTTAAGCATATTTAAATAATTTTTATATGCTGCTTTTCCTTGTGATATGAAAGTATCATTGTATTCTAAATATCGAGCATTACCCGAGGATTTTTCGTATGGGATAGGTATTGTTTTCCCTCTGTTTGAAGTATTAGGGTATGGAATATTATAATTATTAGATTTACCTCCAAAAGCATTTATTAAATAAAAATAGTAATCTGTACAGACTAAATCTTGGAGTTCTTCTACTTGAAGTATATTTCGTCTTTTTTCGTCTTCTTCTTGTGCTCTAGCAAATATTTTAAATTCTTCCAAAGAAACCCCACCTTCTTTTCCAATCAATCCCCCATATTTACTTCCAGGAGGAACTAATTTTCTTTTAACAAACCCACTTGCTCTATCTTGTTCAGTAACTTCATTTTTAAACTCTACAGCACTAGTACCAAAAAAATTATCAGTACGATTTTCAGTACCAAAAAAAGTGTTTACAGCTAATCTAATATCAGCATAAGTAGATTTAACTGTAGTGTTTGCATCATAAAAGTCTCTTTCCCATTCTAATTCATATCTTTGTTCTCGAAGTTCTTCATTTTCTACAGCATTTTGAATTTCTAAAGTTTTAACACCAGTAGGTTCTCCTACAGTTCTAGAAAATCTATCTACTAATCCCTCACTCCATTTAGAAAATGCAGTTCCATCTATTTCAGAAGTTGAACTACCTCCTGCTGTAGCACCTATAGTAATTGTAGAAGCTAGTCCTGGGGTAATTTTAGATGTAAATTTTATATCTTTTACAAAGTTTGAAGTTTTAGTATCAGTGTTATACCCATACACATTTAAATTAACTGAATTATCAGCTGCAGAAGAAAAAGTTTGATCTATTATTGTAATTATATAATCATCTTTTATAATAGGTTCTAATTTATTTACTCCTCCTAGGGCATTATTTATACCATTACATAAATCTTGTAAAAATTTAAATAAAGATAAGTCTTGATCTGGACCCCCATTTTGTAATAATAACCCTGAAATATATTCAAAGTTTACATAAATGTTCATTAGATCACCGTAGATATAATCTCCTTTTTTAACCTGATAATCAGCTAAATTTGATAAATAATTAGGTTTATTTCTTGCATCAATTGAAGCTGGGTTGAGAATTCCCTCAGTTCCTTCCCCTTGAGCTACAGGGATATCACCATAACCCATGGGGTATTTAAAAACACAAATTTTAGGATCAAATGATATTTGATTCGGAAAATGGGTCATGAGACATGACTCTAACTCAAATTTAAGTTGTAAATTATTATCTATTCTAGGAATTACTAAAGATTCTAATTGAGCAAAAAATTCTTTAAGTCTAATATAAAATTGAATAGATTGGTTACCTTTGGCATTTGTTCTTTCTCCAACTTGTTTAGAAGGATTTATAGCCAAATAATTTTTTCCTAAAACAAGAGCCAAGTTTGTATTTTCTTTTGCCCTAAATTCAGAACCCCCTATTTCTGCAGTTCCAACTTCTATTGCTTTTCTATAAAGAAAATAACCTACAGTATTTAAATAAGAAGCTTGGGTAATATTATTAGCTGCTTCTTGTGGTTCAGTAGTAGATTCAACTGATCCTGTAGTAGAGGCTACAATTTTAGAAGAGGCATTTACTTTTAAGGATTCTATAACATCTCCAATTGTAATCAAATCAATTGCAATATCATATGTTCCATCAGAATTATAATTCCAAGTAAAATTAGATACTTTACCAAAAAACCCATCATAATTTCCGGAATATTTTACTCGATATGATTGGATTAAATTTAACATACTAATTTGACTATATCCTGTACTCTCAAACCATTTTTCTTCAATTATAGTATTACCCATATCATTAAGGGAAGCAATACCATTATCAAGACTTAAATACTTGTCCCATCCCCATTCTAACATCATTGTAAAACCTAATCTTAAATAAAGCAATTCAAGGATATCAAATTGAAATCTATTGTGAGCTTTGAGATTTATGTTAGCTTTTCGAATAGATCCACGGTTTAAAGAATCAACCGTAACTCCTATAATACCAGGAGGGGGTTGAAGGCCAAAATCTTTACCACCTATTCCGTATGCAAAAGAATCATTCCATAAAGTATTACCAGCAATGCCATCAACATAAACATTAGTAATACCAGCACGTTTAGAAGTAAGAGGAGATGTGGAATTTGTATACTCAGATAATGTATTAAATAATATTGCTTTTTTAGCAAGACCCGTACCTAAAAAATTATTGGCGTTTTCAATATTTATGTTTGTTAATTTTTTTAAACCAGCGTTTGTTATTTCAACAGAAGAGGCTAGTTTTATCCAAGCATTTCTATTGGTAAGATATTGAAGTTCAGGAGAAGTTCGAGAATATTCATATCCACTAAATTGAGAAAATTGTCTTAATGCAATTTGTTGTTGCACATACCCATCAATTGGTTCTCCTATTATATTACCAGTCATAACTTTAAATTCGGTTTAATGCATTGTACTGAGTCATAATTCTGCTTATATTAGCAGGTATTCTGAGTTGGTATCCTTCAGGTATGTAGTATGAGTTTTGTGGTAGATTTTTATTTGCGATTGAAATCACCCACCACAAAGTAGGATCACTATAATATTGTAATGCTAATGTATCAAATCTATCACCTACTGTTGAATATACATAAATATCATTAAAATCCAAAGGGATTTCAGGATATTTGGTTGTGCCATAATATCGTTTTCCGGAGGAATTTGAAAAAAGTGGTGTATTTTTGTAACGACTCATTTTATTTTATATAAGTTCATTTTGATCTCCAGCATTTAAAAATTGTTCTTCGGCTACAGTTGGTTCTATCTCAAATGATCCGAGTGGGGCACCAATATAATCATAGCCATTTTCATCTAGTTTTGGACCTCTTAATGCTATATATCTTTCTTTACCAAATTCATCTAAACCATATTGATTATAAGTATTTTGTTGTTTTCTAGGAACAAAAGTATGAATAGGTATAAATTGAAATCCTGTTACCTTAATCATATGGGAAAGTTCTTTAACCGATGGGTCTAAATCTTGATCCCCATTTCCTATAGCAATTTCCCATGGAGATTCTTCAGGAATTGTATAGTTTATACTTGTAATTATACCCGGTTGTTCAAATAGGTAGTTCCCAACTGTTAAAGTAGCAAGATTACCTCTCATATAACCATTAGTTGAATAATCAGGAGTTAGGGATGAGGCTAAAAAATTTAATTTTTGATACATGGGCATTAATTCTTCTTTAGATTGAGCAGCTACGGTCCAACCTAAATTTATAGTGCGAGTAAACCCACCGTATCTATAAAAATTTTCTCCTCTACCTACATATTTAAATGAATTCCATTCTGCAGTATAATTGTCATCCATTGAATCCAAAAATGCACGGAAGTGAATATAAACTCTATTGGAAGGAATTTTATTATCTATTATTCCTATTCTAAATTTAACTAAATCATTGAGTACTGCTTTGGTATCAGGTATAGCAGATTCATATAAAGGATAAGAAGTAATTTTATCTAAAGGACCTAATTTTGATCCATCTGTTTTATCACGCGCACCTAAAACATAACTTGTTACATTTTTATCTCTTCTACCTGGATCTCCTAGATTAAATCTGTTTTCAATTCTATTTTCTAGAGTTGCGTAATTAGGAGATATAGATAATATATTTTTTTTATCTTTAGAGGCGGTTTGTTGTGCAATAAGACTTGTTCTAAAATCAATTACATTTGTGTTTTCTTTAGAAGTAGGTATATTACTGATTTGGGTTGAATTTAAAACAAAATATTTGCCTTCAAAAGATGAATTTTTTGAAAAATCTAAACCCTCAGCTGTATTGCTATATCTTCCTATAGTTGTTTTACCTACTCCCAATAAAGAATTAGGACCACCCGTATATTGTAAAATTTCATCCTTTTGTGAAGAAATTAAAGGAGATCTTTTTGTTCTTGAAAGAGTAGTTAATGAAGATATAGGATTTTGAAAAGTTGTTGGGGTTGCTCCACCAAGAGGGGATGTTAAACTTGCTAATGCTAATTCATTTATATTACCCGAGACAGGTCCAAGAGATGAATTAAGATTTATATCCAGTTTCCAATTTGCTAATTGAACTAAACGGTTATCAGCTTTTTCTTGATTTGATTTGACAGTTTGGGCATAAGTAGGTAAACCTAAAGGACCAGTAAGCTCAAAAAGTCTACCAAGCCCTCTATCGTATGGAGAAGTATCTCTAAATGGATTTAATCCTTGTTTATTTAAATGTACTCCAAACCCATTTCCTGCGGCCTGAAGTATAGTAGAGGTGGGTAAATAAATACCTTCATTTATAATCCCACTAGCTTGGGTTTTTACACCAGTTTGGGATAATATATTTTGTTTAGCTGTAAATAAAACTCCATTTGGAGATTTAAAATCAGCAAACATTTTACTTAATCGGGATACATCTTTAGCTGCTCGAGAAACAGCAGATGCCCCACCACGTAAAAAAAAGTCGGTACCGGCAAAATCAACTAAGTTTTTTCCAGTACCTAATACCTTATCTAAAAATTTTAAGTCATTAGGAGTAGTGGTAGTGAAAGAAGTAGGATCACCAGGGAGGCTAGAGATAACGTAGGGTTGATTACTACTTCCACCCCCTGGTCTATCTTTCCCATACCTTAAAGATTTTAGGTTGGTTTTTAAATTTACTAATGACATTTAGTATTAAGAATTATTTGCCAAACGCAGTTTGATCTTTAGCTCGGGCTTGTTCTATAGCTCCACCTGTACCCAGAACATATTCTGAATATTCTCCTTTGGAAAAGGTGTTGTTTACAGGAAGGGGATCCCCAGCATTTCTTAAAGCTGTAGTTGGTCTAGTACCTTTTAATTTAGTAAGGGATGTACCAGTTGTTTTTAATTTATCTATTAGTGCCATTTTATATGGGGTTAAATTTATTATAAATATTAAATATTACTGAATTTCGTAGCTATACTTTGATGTAGAAGTAAAGAATTCATCAGTACCAATTTTAAATACAGCAGGTTGGTTTATTAATCTTTCTAAAAGCTGGTTAGTGCGTTTAGTTTCAGTATTATCAGGTGATGGAGGTGGAGGTGTTTGGTTAACTACTGTAGTTGAACCTCCATTTTTCATTCTGTCTATTGCTCCTGGGGCTGCAACTAAATCATCATTCTTTGATAATTCATATAGTCCACCTTCTTTAGTAGATACCATTGTTTTACCGGATGATGGAGACATAACGTCTCCTACTGCACTTACAGCAGATGCTCCTGCAGCTATAGCACCTATTAAGGAGGCAACTCCAGCAATTGCTACGGGTATACCAAAAGGACCTAATATAGATGATCCTTGAAAGATAGCACTTATAGCAGTTGCAACAGATTTAGCTGCTAATGCAGTTAAAACACCTACTAATCCCCCAGCTATTGTTGCAAGAACCCCCATAGCTAATTTGGATTCCATTATAGCACCCGCAATACTAGCAAATACATCTACTGCGGGAGCGAGCATAGCACCTAAAGCCGTAAATAATTCGTTAATTTTTTCTTGCGATGCTCTCATTTTTTCAGCTGCAGTTGCTTGATCTAGCATATTTTGCAAGCCATTTTCTTCTAATTCTCTTTGAGCTTGAGCTAAACCAACTTCTTCTATTCTAGCATCTAGCAGTTTTTGTCTTCTTTCTGCTTCTTCTCCACTAACACCAGCTAACTGTTCTTGAACAAATAAAGTTTGGGCTAAATCTTCTCGATTCATGCCAACATATTTGGCTATTGCTTCCTGTTGAATTCGGTTCATTTCTCCAAATTCAGCCGCAGAACCGGCTTGATCTGCTATTTCTCTAGCTAATGTAGCTAAATCATTGTTTAAAGCTGCTTGTCTTGCTTTTTCAAGATTTAGGTCTTTACCTAATAGCAATTCAGCTTCTAGTTCCGCAGTAATGGAAGATTCAAAGTCTAGTAAACTATCAGCTACTCCCTCAAGTTTAGACATTTCTATTCCTAAAGATTTAGCGGTAGCAACAGCTTCAGCTAATGCTGTTGGATTTTTTCCTAAAGATAAAGTTGTAGCGGCTGAGAGTTTGCTTATATCTTTTAATACTTCTTTTTCATTAAGATAAATTCCACTTGCTCTATTTAAAGCAGAAACTTGATTAAGTATGCTATCGGCATTTTTATCAAAACTTTCTCCATTAGCTAAAGATAGTTTTTGAATGCCCATTAACTCTTCATTAGTTAACCCTGCAGTTTCTCTTAATTTAGTAAATGTAAGTAATTCTTCTGATGAAAGTTGGACGGTTGTGCCAAGTTCAGAGTTTATAGCTACTAAAGTTTCTGTTAAGCCTTTGCTAGAAACAAATAATCTATCGGAACCAAAAGATGCTTGGGAAAAGCTTTTGCTTAATTGCATAGCCTCACCATTAGTAATATTTAAACCTTTAGCTAAAGCTCCCGTATTTTCTTGACTTCTTTTAAACCCATCAGCTATTTTTCCAGCAAGAGTTGATATAGCACTTAATAATAAACTTGCTGATACTAAAGGATCACTTAAAGCACCCCTTACAGATTTGCCTAAAAGCTCAAATCCCTTATTCATAACCATTTGTTTCTTTTGAGACTCAGATAAATTATTATCTGATTCTTCTAGTTCTCGAGCATATTTTTTTAGCTCATCATTTATTTCATTAAAACCTATAGCACTAGATAAAGCACCTAAGCCTATTTTATTCATAGACCCTTCTATCCCCTTCAGTAAGCCCCCAGTTATACCTAGACTTTCTTCAATTCTTTCTTCTTTTTCTAATCTTTCTTTGGCAGCTTTTAATAATGATTTATACAGTGTATCTCCCTGTCCTAATTCCGCGTTTACAGCATTAAGGGCTTCAATATGCTTATCAATTAATTCTTGGGAAGCATTTTGTTGATGGAGTTGAGATATTTTATTTGTAAGAAGAATTTTATTATCTTCTAACTCTTGCCGTTGAGCCTCAATCTTTGCTTTTATGCTTACTAAATCTTTTTTATTTAGGGTTGAAATGCCCATTTGATCATTTCTTAACTGGGTAGATAAGGAAGTTAATGATCTAAAAGTTTTAGTAGTACCACTAAGTTCAGTATTTGATTTAGTAATTTCCCCCACTACAGCTTTAAATGCCGCTGCTAAATCACTTAAACTTTCATCAGCATATCTTAAACGTGTTTGGACCCCTCTTAAAGATTCTTCTAATTGTCTTGCAGTAGCAGCAGCATCTTGAATATTAGAAGTGTCAAAGTTTCTAAATGGGTTAGTATCTCCTAACCTATCGTAAGCTCTTTGTAATTCTGTAAGTAATCTTTGTATTTCTTGGGGAGTCATGCAATAAATTATTTATTATAAATATTGTTATTTATAACTACTTTGTTTTTTATATTGCTTACTAGCTTCTTTAAAAGCTGGGGTGTTAACCGTACCATCAGGATTTACTAAATTGGATTGGTTAGCGCTTTTAGCAGAGTTTTGCTTAGCCTCAGATTCAGTATCATAGAATTTTTTCAATTCATGATATGTAAATTTTCTCAACCATATAGGCATGTTGTATATGGTATCATAATCGTATCCACCTTTTCCGTGGAATACGATCTGATGTATTATAGAAAATAAATTTACTCTTGCTTGTTGGATTTCCTCATTAGTTATAGTCAGGCCAAAAAAAGCTAAGGCCAATCGGAATGGCCACCTCCTCCCCACTATCAAGTGTAACATTTAGATTTACATCGGGTTGGGTATTCTTAATGTGTTCCCTAAATGCTCTTGAGTCACGAGCTAAGAAGTAATTGTCTACAAAATCTCTAATGGTTTTTTTATCAGTGTCTCCGTTTATAGACAAAATCATTTGTTTTAAACGAGTTGTCAATTCAGGAGATGAATCGGGACTGATTTTTTTAAGTCCTGTAATTTCTTTTTCGATTATTTTTTCATCTTTTCCTGTAAGGAGTTTGTAAGTAATTACATTTCCTGTAGATTCTAGGGTGTATGAAAATTCGTTTTTGCCCTGTTCAAAAGAACTAAAATCAACTTCTTTATTTTCTAAAGTAGATAAATCAATTGATACATCTTTTCCCTTGATTTTCACGGGATATTTCGAGCCGTATCCTAGGATGCGGGAGGCGATGAGAAGGGCATTTTTATCGCCAACAATCAAGTCATCAATGTCAATACTTTTATCAACTATGAGGGATTGGAGCAATTTGTCCAATACAACACCTTTTTGGATATAAGATTGGTTAGTTAAAATATCTTCCTCTTTAGCGGTCATGTATTTCATTTCTACTTTACCGCTTGATAAAGAAAGTGTTGTAGGATAGATTAATCCTTTAGAAGGTAATTCAATAATTTCGGTTGGGAATTTTAATTCGGCCATAATCTTTATTTAGTTAATAACTTTGTTCGATGATAAATATGAAGATAAGAAAAAGTTTGAACAAATCCAAACTATTCTTCTTTAGGCTTAAACCAATTTGAACACCATTTTGACGGGTCTTTAATTTGGTTTCCTTTATCATCTACTAATTCAGCAGTACCTTTGTATTCTTGATACTTTGAGTTGGAACACATATGCTTATCTTCTTTTAGATAGTAGTATTTGCATACGTGGCAACCAAAGCCAACAGGAGAAAACATGTATGGTGGATATTCTTCCACTTCATTGCCTTCTTTTAATATATCTAGTAGTTTAATCATGATTATAAATATATAAAAAAACCTACCCCTGTGATGGGGTAGGTTAAAAAATTTATGTAAAAAATTTAATTAGAAGTTAAGTATACAGTAATCTGGTTGAACCGTCATTGTAATATTTACGGCTGTGTTTTCTGTATCCCAACCATATTCACCAAATCCAGCTTCAGTAATCAAAGCACCCTTAATAATCCATTCAGATACTATATCTCCAACTGGGCCTAACACGTTAAATGTTAAGTCTTTCTTGTAGAAATCAGAGTATCCATCTCTACCAGTTACGGATTCATGGTGTAATCGAACCCATTCCATTACTGCTTGTGCTCCAGAAGGTTGGATTGGGTCAAATAGGGTGAATTGGATTGGGTTCCAAGTAGTTTTACCTTTAATCATTCTACGAATGTTAATGTGGTTTAAAGCTACTGTACCTTGTGATAATGATACAGCCCCCATACCTTTTACGGTGTATGAAGGAATACCATCTATATACATTATAAATCTATTCGCCTGCTTTGGTTCAAAAGCTGTGAAGAATATTTCGTTTGGATCTAATACTGCCATTTTATCTATGCTTTATTTTATTATAAATATCTAAATTTTAACTTCTTATGAAGGGAAAGTAGCTCCAGTTGGCAACACGTTGAAATCCAATATAATGTATTCAGCTGTACGAGTTGGTTGTAAGAATATTTGACCTACTAACTCGTTTCTATCCACTACATCTGGTGTGTTATTTGTATCATCCATTACTACTTTGAAGGCAAATAAACCTTGTCTTTGTTGTACGGATTCTAAATATGGATTAACTTGGCTTAAGAAGTTATTTCTAGTAGTGGCGGTATTTTGTTCAAATACTAATCCATCTGCTACTTGGCTAATATAGCTCTTAAGAGCAATTAACAATCTTCTAACGTTGATTCTATCGAGTGCAGAAGCACGTTTCTGAAGTGTTTTCTGACCAAATACTACTACTCCACTTCCAGGGAATGTTGCAATTGGGTTAACATTTGCTTCATATAGATCATCTCTGTTTCCGGCTGTTAATTTTCTCTCAGCTCTAAGTACTTGACCTAATGAACCGCGAGTAATACCTGCTGGTGCAAACCATGGATCACTTGAGTTATCTGTGAAAGCATATACACCTGGGATCATTGTTGAAGCTGGTACCCAAACTGCCTCACCTGTATTCAAGTCAATAGTTTGTAACCAAGGCCAGTATGTAGCAGCATAG